TGCATTGTGGACAAGTGCTCCTCTCACGTTTCCGACCGTAACATCCACGCCTTCCGGCTTTTGCAGCAAAACAAAAGACATGAACGTGTCAACGGGTATGGTGTCCATAGATGGTACCGCTATAAAAACCTTCATCGTTTCCCCCTTTGATGAATGCTTAGTGGACGATCTTAACGAACGCCTTCGGTGCTACGACGCCATGGCCGACATACTCACGGCCCAGGATCCTGATCAGGTCGTACTCCATCTTTGTCTTGTCATCGAACTTGATGTCAATTTCCTGGCCTGCCGGGAAGTTAGCCTGGACGCCCAGTCCAAGGTCGCCGACGATCGCATAGGTCACGCCGGTAGTAGCAACGGAAAATGCGCTGATAGTGTCATTGAAGACAACCGGAAGACCCTCAAACGGATCGTAGTTGTAGCCGTTGGCTGCCTGAGCTGCCTTGAATGCGCCCCAAGTGGACTTGTTCATCATAACAACCGGGTTTGCAGCCTCATCGGAAAGCAGAGCCATCGCCTGAGCAACAAGACCGCAGGTGACAGTGGTGCTGGTGTACTTCGGAACTGCCGGAAGGCTGGTTGCGGAAGTTGTGCCGCAAGCTTCGATGTCGGCGATGATCAGATCAGCCAGCTTCTTTGCGATACGGTAGGTCAGCTCATCATAGATGTAGTCAAGGAACTCTTCGCCGCGGAGATCATAGACCTCGTCGGAGATAGAGATCCACTTCTTGATGGACTCAGGAACAAGGTTCACGATGCCAAGGGTCAGGGACTCTTCAGTCACTGCGGAATTGGCTGACTCGGTATGTACATAGGCACCGTCGGCGGAGATCTCAAAACCGATCTTTACATTGCCCTTCAGGAAGGTCTTGCGGACACGGCTGGTGATGCCGTCCTTATCCCATGCAGTGCGGACGCGGTCCTCAACATAGGTTGCTACCGGAACAGAACCGGAGACGTTCTCGGTCAGCAGTGCACGGCACTCGTCGTCCTTGCCGGTCTTGATGTAGTTTGCATACGCCACGTTATACTCGTGGGAGCTTCTGATTTCAGCGTTAGTCATTGTTTTTCTCTCCTCAACAACTTCAAAGGTTTTTGTCACTTCGCCCGCGCCGTCCGCGACAGCTGCACGGATCTCGGCCTTCTTGGCCTCGGCTGCAATGCGGGCCTCCATTTCTTCGTTGATGGCTCTTACTTCGGCCTCCAGTGCATTCAGATCAGCACCTTCCGCTTCCATCTCTTCCGGGATAGCGGCCAGCCTGGCGTTCAGCTCATCAATGGTCATGGTTTTTACTTCCATGTGCCACCTCCAGTAAAATTCTTATTTTCTGCTTCTGAATTTCACGCTGTTCCCGCTCCAGTCGCTCCGCCTTCTCTGCCTCAATCACTCCGTTGAAGTAGTCACGAGTTGCAACGCTTAATTCCGTAGTAGGATTTGCCGGGAACACAACAGGACTGACGTCATATACCTTTGCGATCCGGTCAATGATCCTTGTATGTGTGGCCTTGTCGTAATGATCTTCAGCCACTGAAAAAGCAAAGGACATCTGAGGATAATTGCCCGCCTCAATATCGGCGAACAGTTCCCTGCCCCTCTGCGTTCTTCCTAAGTCTGCCCGCTGTGCAAGACCGTGCTCATCGGTCCACACTTCCAGGCTGCCGGCGGATGTCCTGGCATAAACCGGACCTTCGTGATCAACACGGAAGACCACGTCGCTCATGTCCGCATCATCGAATGCGTGCGGCTCTATCCGCTCGGAATAATCAATGTCGTCTATCGTCATAAGCACGTATGGCTGAAACGTAGACGCATATCCTCCAACAAAAAAGGAAGGCTCTGCACCCTCCTCGCGTTCCTGGATCCGAAGCTCCATGCTCCGGTATTCTCTTTCTTTACTCGCCATTGTCTTGCTCCGTCACTTTCTCGTCTGCATTGTAATATTCGCCACGGATGATCCTCGCGTCCCCGCCTTCGACTGGCGGAAGGTTCCAGATCTCCCGGACGTCGTTGATGCTCATGATCCCGCGGTCCAGCATCTGGGCGGACACGTTCAGCTTGTCCTGATTGCTCATGTACTGGATCCTGTTCGCAGTCGCCATGACCTGGTTGCCGGTGCTCTGCTCCCGCAGGGTGAACAGCATCTTTGTCATGACCTCTGAGAACTGGATCGCGAATGGCTCGATCGCGCCCTCATAGAACGCCGCCCAGGCATCGCCATAGGCTTTGTTCGTCAGGATGTCCTCGTTCACGCCGAAGTATTCGTACACAGCCTTGTTGATCACCTTCATCTGATCAGCATCAACGACCCACGGCTTGACCTCGATCTGCTTGATGTCCTTGTAAGTGTTCGGGAACAGCAGCAGTCCTCCGCCATCAGCTTCCCGGCTGAAGTTCTCCTCCGTGAAGCGTTTCCGTTCCTTGGCAAGATCTTCGGACTTTGTGAAATTGCTGACCTGTGCCATGAAGCGGTACGTGGCAGCACTCTTGACGCCTTCCTCGATGCCCTGGTCAACAATGTGGATCAGGTCGACGGTCGGCAGCAGTGCGTTGTTCTTCTCACCGAATAGGTCATGGCTGTACTGGAACTTCGTCATGATTCCGCAGTAGTCCAGTTCAATGGCAGCCACTTCGCCCCAGCTGAACTCATACCGGATGTAAGGGGTCTTGCCGTACTGAACAAGCGTGCACTTCCTGGGCAGCGGTGTAAACACTCCGGAGATCTCGCCATATCGGTCATAGATCGGCACGATGAATGCCGTGTTATGCACGTCCAGGATCGTCGACAGCCGGTACATGAACTGTGACCAGGTCTGAAGCTGGTTCGGTCCGTGCTTCATTTTGTTTTGCAGCGCAGGCCTCGCCGTTCCCATCATCTCGACACGCAGCTTACTGACATGCGTTGCCCTGGCATTGATCGCCGCTCGGATCAGTTCGCTCTCGTATATGCTGCCGTTGAAGGTGGTGAAGCGTGGGCGGTACGGGTTGAGCATTGCAAACTCGCCCTTGTACTCTCCAACCGGCTGCGGCCTATTTTTGAATAGAAAATCAAACAGCCCCATTACTCATTCCTCAATTGTTCGCCGATTTCGGCATACCATTTTTGCCGCACCGTCATCGCGTCCAGAAGTGCGGCGGTGCCATCTATATGCAGCGTGGGTGACAGCTTGACCAGCTTGCCACGTCCTCGCTCGTTGCTCATTTTTATTGCCGAATTCAGCAAGTGCGCTTTCAGCAGATCGTTGTCGCCGATGTGGATCCGACCGTCCTCCAGTAGGCCCTGCGTCTCCTGGATCACTCCGTAGAGGTTTTCGCCTTGGAAGACGTCGTCACACTGGAAGCCGTAGTTCATCAGATCCTGAATCAGATACTGCGCTGAGTACCGGTCGAAGCCGACCTTCAGCGGGAGGATCTGGAACCCTTCCACCAAACGTACAATCCAATCATAGCAATCGTGATAATCCACGAAGTTATCACCGCTCGCAGTAAGTAGACCACGCTGAAGATAAATATTATACGGAACACCATCCCGCGCCGTCGCTTCATCGATTTTCTCCGCCGGAAGGAAGAACTGCGCGAAGACATACAGCTCGCCGTCCTTCTCGATCACCACCGTGCAGGCTGTAAGGTCACGCGTCTGGGATAAGTCGATCCCGGCGACGCAGTAGCTGTTTCGGAAGTCTTCAAGTCTGAGCGGTACGCCACTCGCGCGTTCTACGACGTTCGCCGGGAGCCATGCAAGCGAACTGTTCTGCTTCAGGTTGCAGTATTTCGTGACGAACTCCGCCTTCTTCGACAGGGATCCCTCAGCTATAGCAATTTCTTCAAGCAGATAATCCACTGTAATGGAGACGCCAAGGTTTGGGTTGCTCTTCCGCAACTCATTGATGTCGTTCCACTTCTCGACGTCGTCGATCATATACAAAAAAGGCAACAGCCGTTTCTCTTTGCTGTCGCCCATAAGGAAGCGCGTAGATCTCTTTATCAGTTCGTCAAATATACTGTCGTTTATATATCCGGAAGTCGAGCAGGAGAGCATCAGGCCGTCCGGTCTCGCGCCCATGGCGGACTTCATGACCTCGTATTGCTTCAGGCCTTGGTCCCCCTGCCAGCTGGCAATCTCGTCGCAGATGGTCAGGCTCGGATTGAAGCCGTCGGACTTCTTTGCGCTGAACGCGATCTTCTTGACCGTGCTGTTCGTGCCAGGGATGCACAGATCTGTCTGCCGGTGCCTGGCAAGCATGGAATCATCATGGACCTTCCGGTGCTGTGTGTCCTTCTCCAGGGACAGCTCCTTCAGCTGCTGCCACTCCGGATCCAGCTGCACCATTGCCCAGATCCCGTTGTAAATGATGTCAGCCTGTTCCAGCTTCGGAGCCAGACAGAACACCCGCGTACCGAAGCCACCCTTCACCCGGAAGATGTAGTCAGCTATCGCGGCAGCCAGAATACTCTTGCCGTTCTTCCTGGCGACGATCAGGACCACCTCGCGGAATTGCGGGTTCCCGTTTTCATCCAGGACGCCAAACATCACCGAAAGCATTGCCTTCTGCCACAGTTCCAACCGGAACGGACCCGGAGCAAGTGGACCTTCTACGTGAAAACAGTGCGTTTCAATCCAGTCGATGGCCTTGTTCGCCTCCGCGGCGTCGAAAAAGAACTGCTTTTCATCCAGCCCGTGCACCAGATACTCGTAAATCAGCTGGATCCACCGCCCTACGCATACACTCCCGTTTTTAATCTGCTGGTAATATGCGTAAATGTAGTTGTTTGGGTCTGGTTTCGGCTGTTTCATTCGCTTTCGTTCGGATCGCGCGCGAATTTGCGAAAAAATCGAG